CTTTACTGACACAAAAGTAACTTCTGTAGATAATCACTATAAACCTGCTAATGGAACAACTCTTATAGGAACCGCTGGTTCTCCTGTTACTGCTGGTGGCAAAGTTATTACAGGTATTACAGCTGATAGTTCTGGACATATTACAGGTATAATTACTGGTACTATACCAGCTGCACCAACCTTATCTGGTTTAGGTGGAGTTGGAACTATAAATGCATCTGGCACTGCTCCTTTAACACTATCTGCATCTAAAAGTAGTACAACTGTAACAATTTCTGGATCAGTAGCAGAAATGACAGCCGCAACATCAAATACAGCAGGTGCAGCAGGTATTGTTCCTGCTCCTGATGCAGGAAAACAATCTGCGTTTTTAAGAGGTGATGGAACTTGGGCATTCCCAACTGATACAAATACTACTTATGTATTTGCAAATGGCACAGATGGATCATTTACTGTTACACTACGTAATGGTGAATCTCAAAAAGTATTAATTGGTAAACCTGCGACTGCAGGAACTGCGGATAATGCTACTCAAGTAAAGAATTCCTTAATTGTTACATTAAATAGTGGAAGTAACGAGGGAACTACAAAGTTTACATTCAACGGTAGCGCTCAAAAAACTGTTAATATCACTCCAGGTAGCATTGGAGCCGCTACATCTGCCCAAGGTACTAAAGCTGATAATGCAGTACCAGAAGTTACGTTTACTTCAAGTTCTTTAAACGTTTCTGCAGTAAAGGATAGCGAATCAAAAAAAGTTGCTCTAACTGCTGAGATGGAATGGGTTGAATTCGAATAAATTAAGATAATAAGGGGATAGGGATTTCCCTATTCCCTTTATTTTTAACCTATAATATTATAGGTGCTATATAAAATATAGACGCTATGGCATATAAAACAAAATTTTTACATTTTAAAACTAAAGCTTCCTATAATGCAGAAAGAGCAAAAACTACTGCAGGAACAGAGGAACGTAAAGTATTTGATGCATATATATCCTTTATTGATGAAGGTCCAATGATCTGTGCTTGGGGTAAAGAATATAAATGTGATATCAGTGCTTCAGAAGTTGAAGCTTTAGTTAATGCAGGAAAAATTAGTCCTGCGACAGTAGCACCACTTATTGCAGGTACTGCAGCAGTTGGAACATCTACAAAATATGCACGTGAAGATCATAGGCATCCTGCGCAAACTACAGTAAGTGGTAATGCAGGAACAGCTACTAAATTAGCAACCCCAAGAGTAATTGCAATAGCTGGAGCAGTATCAGGAAGTGCAACATTTGATGGATCTAGTAATGTATCTATTAATAGTACACTGAATGGTTTTGATGCATCTAAGATTACTTCTGGAACTATTAGTGAAGCTCGACTTCCAAATATTCCAATAGAAAAATTACCAGCAGGTGCTTTAGAAAGAATGTTTGTAGTAGAATCACAAACAGCAGCAATAGATGCAGTAAAAGCTGGTACAATTCAAGAAGGAGATGTAGTACAAATAGGTAATGGAGGATTAATGTATTTTTGTATAGATGATGCCGCTACTACATTTGGGAATGCATTTAAAGAGTTTACTGCAGGAAGTGCAACAAGTGTACCTTGGTCTGGAGTAACTGGAAAGCCTACATTTGCAACAGTAGCAACTTCAGGAAGTTATGATGATCTCAGTAATAAACCAACGATACCATCACTATCAGGATATGCAACGCAAAGTTGAGTTACCAGTCAAGGATATTTAACTTCAATTCCTGTTGCTACATCAAGTGCATATGGAGGAATTCAAATTGGTTATACAACAAGTGGTAAAAACTATGCTGTACAATTAAGTAATGGTAAAGCATATGTTAATGTTCCCTGGACAGATACAGATACTACATATACTTCTGGCACTAATATAAGTATTAGCGGTACTACAATTAATTGTACATATTCATATAGTTTACCTACAGCTACAAGTTCAGTACTAGGTGGAGTTAAAGTTGGAAGTAATATTACATTATCTTCTGGGACTATTTCATTAAGTAAAAGTAATGTAACTTCTGCTTTAGGCTTTACTCCAGCAAATGTTAATGAAATTCCTATAGCACTTCCAAACCCATATGCATTAACAATTAATGGAACTTCATACACAGGTTCATCTGCGGTATCTATAAATACTGCAAGAATACTATCAACGTCTACTTTAAGTAGTTCAACAGTTTCTGCAGGATATAGTTATAATAATACTTTATCAAGAACTATTTCTTATCTGAGTGGGTTTAGTTCAAGTAATCCTGATTCAGTTATTATAAGCACTGCTAGACTTACATTTACTGCTTCTAATGCAATTAAGATGTATGGTCTTGCAGATTTATCTGGAACTTATTATATCTATTGTTTAAGTTATATGGCAAACGGTAAGGTTGCTGTTAACGGTGCAGCATATGCATAATCTTAAAAATATATAAATTATGAGTGTAAAAATTTATGATAAAAAGCAAAAGAAATGGATTATTTTTCCTGGAACAATTGGTGCTCCTGGTAAAGATGCTTATCTTATTGCACAAGAAAATGGGTATACAGGCACTAAAGAAGAATATGCTAAAGTATTAACTGATATACCAAAAATTATTAATTCAATAGAAGAAGAGCCGACAGAAGGAAGTAAAAATTTAATTACTTCTGGAGGAGTGTGACAAGCTATTGATAATGTACATACAACTATTAATAATCAGATAAAAAGTTCAATTGTAGATAATTTAGAGTCTCTTGCTGCTGATAAATCATTATCTGCAAACCAAGGAAGAATCTTAAAAGAAATGATTGCTAATTTAGCTAATCTTCAAATTGAGATTGTTGATCAACTTCCAAGTATTGGAGAGACAAATATTATTTATCTTGTTAAGAAATCTGGTTCTGCTCCAGATATACATGATGAATATGTATTTGTTGATGGAAAATGAGAGAAGATTGGTAATACAGAAATTGATCTTTCTAATTATTATACAAGAGCTGAAGTTGATGCTAAAATTCCTGTTATACCAAATATTGAAACTTCTATATCTGGTGCAGGTAATGTTATTACATTAATTGAAGTTGATGCTAATAATAAACATAAAGTTAATGCTACAAAGGGCATTAGTGTTTATACTCAACAGGAAGTTGACGATAAGTTAACAGGTTTTGGAGCAGGAGATGTAATTGCAGCAGAAGCATTTACTACTGCGGATAGAGTAATAACTTCTAATGGTCCAGGAAAAACTGTTAAAGATTCTGGTATTTTAATTAGTAATTTAG